GATATGCAACTCAAAAATACTTGCTTCGGGTGTTTCCGCAATAGTGAGCGGCACCTTCTTTTCCAATAACGATGACATCAATGCAACCGATCGCGTCAGCCTACATTGCTTCGCTACAAGTAAACGAGAACCATTCTCAATTTCCAATAATGCCAACGCCTTGAGCAGCTCAGGCCTATCATTATGAGAGCCGCTCTCAATGTCGGTATATTCTGAGATGATTTCAGCGTTGATGCTGCGCGCGTAGGCATAACATATAGTTCTTTGAGCTTCCAAACCTAGCCCGCTTTGACCTTGCTTGTCAGTAGAAACGCGATAATAAGCTATAAATTTCATGGCTCAATCGCTTTCAGTAATTAAAAGAGCGTCAATAACTTCCCAGCCTAATTCAATAAGCCTATCGGATATATGGCGCTCGTTATCTTCAAGCCATTCGTTGCACTTTTCTAGGCTCCAGTTTGGTTTGAGTGTTTTTACATCTTCCGCATGCCATGTGACAGCGGCCATTGATTCAAATTGATTTGATTTCATGTTATATACCTTTTATGGTTTCGGCCAAAGTTAGCCCCTTAAAGCCCCTATAAAGAGGCTTTAAAAGATAACTTTAGAATGCTAGTAATAAGACAAGCCAGCAATAAGCGCTTATAAACCCTAATACAAGCCAAATAAATTGCTTTAATAAGTTAGTCATATTAAGCCCCTTGTCGTTTCATTTTTAAGACTGTAATGACAGCTTCAAGCCTTACATTGTCATCATCAGAGTTAAGAAAACCCCCGAGCGATGACAAGGCTTTTTTAATGTTTAAGAGTTCCCATTTTGGATGGCTTTTATAAATTGCAATATACTGTTCGAGTTTCATATTAAATACCTTTCAAGGTTTAGTTAGTAGATAAGACCGCCATCAATTGTTTTCTTACCAATCTTTGAAGCGATCAAGTTTAAATCATCTCGATCAATGCCGCGGCCTTCAAAGTTGATCCACTCGCCGCTGGCATAGTCAATGACATCGTTATCGCCATCGCCATAAGAAAAACAGCAATATTCTGAAAACATCACGTTATCGGTATCGAGTTTGAATAGCTTGGCGTCAGTGTAACCGCCACGAACGTCAGCGCCATTATGAATCTGCAATAGAATGTAGTCATCACCATGCAATTCGAGTTGCTGGCCTTGCACAACTTGAGACAGGATTGAGTCGCCATTGTAAGAGTTATACGCCTCGCCAATAGCTTTAAAGCCTAGGTTTTCTAACCACTCAAAACCTTCAGAGCTTACGCCATAATAATCAGAGTTCCAATTTTCAACTTCCATTAAATTAAATTCATTGCATAAGTCATCGAGATCAAGCGAGCTGGTAAGCTTATGAAATAAGCTGATCGTTGGCGTTAAGTCCCATTCGCCGTTTTTATATTCATAAGTTTCGAGTGTGCATTCAGGCTCATTTATAAAGTCTTGAATGGTTTTCTTCTGGTTTCGTTGCCAGTGGCGGCCATTATCGCCACCACTATCGCAAAGAGCTGAGCCAGTGGACTCAGTTAGCATTGAATAGATAAGAGTTTGAATTTTCGTTGTCATGTTATTCACCTTTATTGGTTTGATTAATGATTAAAGTGTAATGGACTGGCCTTGGTTCCAGTCTGCATTGATAGTTAAAGCTTTCACATCATGGGAAAATAAATCAATCGTGATCTTATTACCATGGATGTCAGTTATATTTAAAGCTCTTACGCTGAATGCAGCTCGGTTCTTTTCAGCATCGAAGCTTTGAATACTTTCAAGTTCTATTGATTTAATTTCATGGATACTTAATGTTTGCATTTTAATTACCTTTCATGGTTTGTTAAAAATATCGCTTAATTGCTGCGATGTCTGAATCATGGACTCGTTTTTAAAGGATGTCAATAGGTTAAATGAAATAAATTTGATACAATGTTTATACGAATGACAGCAATTCAATAAGTAAAACTTATCATATACCTGAGCCAATAAAGCTAAAGGTAGTTAAGAACGAGGACTTACGTAAGTTCTGCGTGGTGCCATTAAAGGCTTTTTTGAATAGAAAAGTATCAGGTGAAAATCTAAGAGTGCTGGCAGTGCTGGCTAGTTATTGCAATAAAGGCGGCTATAGTTTCGTAAGTTTGCAGCGCATCGCTGACGATCTCGGATGCACTCAACAAAACATCAGTAAACATTTAAAACGACTAGAAAAGGCTGGCATTATCTCAAGTGTGCAGAATTCATGGCCAGCTTTAAAGGGTAATACTAGGCGCATTATCTATGATGAGAAGATAAAAGATGACGATCTAAAAGAACATCAATTCTTAAATGCTGATATCTCAGCGATCAGAAAACACACCAATCTTATTAATGACATAAATAGAACGATACAACCTCAGGAAGTTGTAAGATCAGAAGATAAGCGAGTGGATGATATAACTAGCTTGTTTATATATATCACAAGTGACAGCGATCTATTGAAGCTCGAGAAGCTCATTAATAGCGGTCATTCAATTGAATCACTCAAGACTCGCTTGGCTCAAGGCATTCAAGTCAGTGAGTTATAATAATCAAGGGGGCTAAAGGTTCGTTTAGCATCCTTCAAAATCAATAGGGCTTCCATGACATCCCTTATATTGTAGGCATTGCAAGCATTAGGCTATTTGAAACGCTTACCTATTACAATTCGGAAGGCACATGCTTCCCCTCCCCACCCTCTCATATACCGAGGGGTATCCCACACAAATTTTTCCCATAAATTAGAGATTAATAACAACAGATATCTTATCAACATGGTATGTCTTAGCAGAAGCAGACCTTACCTACTGACGCCCTTTATAAATATATAGATTAAGTACAAACCAAACACAAAGGTATCTAGTAGCTTATAGGTAATATAGAGGATCATGTGATAGAGTTCGTGCGAATAATAGACCTAACCCGATAATAAACAGTATTGTTTAAATTATCTTACTAATCCAGATGGATTGTAGCTTCTCGTTTATCTAGTTTGGATGTAATGCACTACGCTACATCCCCAGTGGTCTGATCCCCGATACTGTTACTTGATCTCATCCGAGAGCAACTTGTAAGAAGAATCCACCGATTAAACACGTTTATCCCTATCTGTCAGCTACTACATTTAGGAGGGCTGGGTAATGGCCCCGTATGAGTAATATAAGCCATATTTATTTTTAAGTCAAGCGAACATACTATTGACTTGTATATCTATAAGATATATATTGAGCATATGAGCAAAGGATCAACACCCAGACCATTTACTGATAGAGAAATCTTTGAAGCCAACTTCGATAAGATCTTTGGCAAGAAGAAACCATCTACTACAGACAGTATTAAAGAATATGAATACGAACTCCATCCTTCTACTGGTAATGTAGAGAAAGTATTTAAAGATGGAAGCTAAAGAGTGGATGCAATCCATGGCTAAAGCTTTCGGTAAGTATGAATATAAAGTTAAGTATAAAGCAGAAGCTGGTACAGTAGAATTAAAGAGTCCTAATTGGAAAGAAGATCCACCTAATCTAAAAGCCTATAAAGCAATTGATTGTATTTTGCCTGAATTTTTAAGACCTAAGAAACAAACAGGCCAAAAAGATATTAAGAAGAAAGTAGTCAAGCAATTAACCAAGTATAAGGAGATAGAATGAGTACCGAACTAAAACCATTCCTAGTAAGATTGACACCATCTAGTGTTGAACTATTAGATAAAGCAGCTAAAGAACAAGAAAAACCAAAGGCTAGTATTATTAATGATGCAATTAAAGCTTATCTTTCTAAAGGTGGCGATATTAATTCAAGACTGAATAAAATAATTTAATGATATTAGAGTTGCCTTATCCACCATCAGTGAATACATATTGGAGAGCAAATGGCAAAAGAAGATTCATATCGAAAGAAGGCGTATTATTCAAGACAGCAGTCCAAGCCATCTGCTTTAGAGACAAAGTGGGATCTTTTGGCGATGCTCGCCTTTCTGTTAATATTTATATTCATCCTAGAAGTAGGCGTATATTTGATCTCGATAATTGCTTGAAGGCTATTTTAGATGCATTGATGTCAGCGGGTGTGTATGATGACGATTCACAAATAGATATGTTATCAATTGCACGCAGTACACCTAAACCAGGAGGATCAGCAGTAGTGACTATTAGCGAATATGGAACTAAAGGATAAGTATGTACACGCAGAACCTAGTCCACTTGGTGATAGATTCTGTTCAACATGCTACCAATACAAGTTTAGTGTCAATGGTAAATGGAAGATTGCAGCACATGGTAAGAATCGCAGATGGATATGCGAAGAATGTATGACGAAAAAAGTAAAACCCACGCCAATTAAATAAAGGAGAATATAATGGCAGAACAAAAACCACGCAAACCAGGAACAGGTGTAGCGTTTATTAATGAGAATAAAAAAGAAGATTGGCATGCAGACTTCACTGGTGAATTTGCAGACCATGATGGCAATTTATTTTACCTAAATGTTTCTAAGAAACTTAGTGGCCACTCTGGTATTGAATATATTGCTGTATCTTTAGGCAAACCAAAAGCACCAAAGGCTGCTCCAGCTAATGCAGCAAAGCCAACTTTTGATGACATTCCTGACGATTTACCATTTTAATGGATGAAGTCAAAAAGAAAAATCCAATCCCTTCTCTTGCTGGCTATGGTGGTGTCCGTAGCTTGCAAAAGAAACTTGAGCGTTCGACTACGCTTCAGCAGAATCGTGAAGCTGTTAGTTATTCTCTCTTATGTTTGGCGAATACAAAGCTTACTGATATTATGGAATGGGATGAGCAAGGTAATATTAAAGTTAAACCAAGTAAGGATATACCAGACCATGCTCTACAGGCCATTAAGTCCATTAAGTCGAATACTAAAGTTGATAAGGAAGGCAATAGTTATACGACTTTGGACATTGAGTTGTGGGATAAAGTTGGCGTATTAAGGCTATTAGCAAAAGCATCTGGCTTACTAGATAATCCAGAAGAATCCGATAAACCAAGTGTGCTTGGTATTAATATCAGAGCGCCAGAGATTATAGAAAATGAAAAACCCAAAGAATCAGAATAGTTTTCAAGTTGGCGGTGACCATTACGCCAAGATGGAGATACAACCATGGCAAGCAATGGAAGCATGGCTCACACCTGAGGAATATCGTGGTTATCATAAGGGTGTCGTCATTGCGTATTTAGCTCGTGAGCTAAGTAAAGGCAAAGATCAAGACATAGAAAAGTCAGCACATCACTTAAACAAGCTAGTTGATTATTTAAAGGAGAATAAATGAGTCAGCCAAATCATTTAGAAGATCGTATACAAAAGTTACGAGATGCTTATGCATTGAATAACATTTACCAAACGGAGTCATTGCAGATTATTGATGCATTACAAGCACAGATCAACGTGCTTAATCAATTGTTAGCTTTAGAAATTAAAGATATAGATGGCTAACAAAAAAGAAGTATCTCAGAAGGCGCTTCATGGCCCTGGGATTGACTTAGACTTTAGTACCGCTCCAACAACATGGAGCTTCTTACAGTCAGATGCATTCGTGCGTGGACTGATGGGACCTGTTGGCTCTGGTAAATCCTATGCATGTGCCGCAGAGATTATGATGCGAGCAGT